ATTTGAACCAGAGGTTGGTGCAACTGGTTCAATACAGTTTGTTGAAAATGCTGATTTATTAGTAAATGTTGGTAGTGGAAACCCAACTGCTGGGGATTCAGACATTACCGTTTTCGTTAACTACAGATTGATTCCAGTTTAATGGCGACCAAAGTAGCGATAGAGGTAGACGTAAAAACGGGCGAAGCCAATGACGATATCATTGCGTTAAGGGAGGAACTCGAAAAAGTCAAGCAGACACAAAAAGAAATGTCCGACCAGTTCAAGGCTGGTTTCGAGGCGGCAGAAAAAGGCGCAAAAGGAGCGTCTAAGGGAATGACGGGCTTTGGTAACTCAATCGGAGGGGTTCTAAAGTCGTTGGGGCTTGTTGCTATTGCGGTAGAGGTCTTTATTTTCCTCAAGGAGTTGTTAATGCAGAATCAAGTTATTCTTGATGCTTTTAATGTTGCGACAACGGCTTTGCAGATTCTTTTTCAAAAACTATTTGAAAGGGTTACGGCATTAGCCGAACCGATGAAGGCGGCTTTCTCTGACCCTAAACAAGCGGTTCTTGACCTTTGGGAAGCGATAAAAGAAAACATTGCAAACAGAATAGAAGGAATTGCCAACCAGTTTACGGCACTTGGCGCAATTATTCAAGGCGTTTTTGATAGAGACTTAGACGCGATAAAAGAAGCTGGTAAAGACTTTGCAACGGCAACTATTCAGGTAGCTACTGGCTTAGATGAGGTTCAACAAGCGGCGGCAGTTGATAGCTTAAAAAGCTTTGCGGTTGATGTAAAAGAAGCAACGGTTTCAGCAGTTGAACAAGCGGACGCACTCGTTAAACTTCGCAACGAGGTTAAATTACTGGAAGCCGACCAAAGGGCTTTGATTTTAGTACGGCAAAAAGAAGCCGAAGACCAAAGGCAGATTAGAGACGATATTACCAAGACACTCGCTGAAAGAATCAAAGCAAACCAAGAACTCGGAAAGATACAAGCCAAGCAGTTAGCCGAAGAAACCGCAATTGCAAACAAACGAATCGAGTTAGCAGAAAGAGAACTTGCACTTGATAAGAATAACATCGACCTACAGGTTGCACTTAAAGACGCAAAGACAGAATTAGCAGACGTTGAAGAAAGAATTGGTAGTCAAAAGTCCGAGCAGTTAACCAACGAAAAAGCACTTGAACAAGAACTCTTTGACCTTCAAAATGAGTTGAGACTTGCAAGGCTTGACGGAAGGGAAAAAGAACTTGAAGAAGTCCAACTTTATTACGATGAATTAGCAGAGAAAGCAAGGCGTTCAGGAGAGGACATTTTCGAAATTGAAGCGGCAAGAGGGAGAGCAATTAACGAACTGAACGAGAAGTTTAGAAAGGAGGATTTAAAGAACGAAAAGAAGAACGCGGAGGACATTAAGAACGCTAAAATTAGCGCGGCATCTGAGACGGCTAACGCTATTGGAGCAATTAGCGACTTAGTACAACAAATGGCTGGAGAGAACGCGGTCGCGGCTAAAGTGTTGGCGGTTGCTGAACTTGCAATCAATACGGCGGTTGCAATTAGTAACGCGGTTGCTACGGCTTCAAAGGCTACTAACGTTTACGAAATGGTTGCTGGAATCGCGGCTGGAGTTGCGGCAGTTGTTTCAACTATTGGACAAGCGGAAGCGATTCTTAACTCTGCACCGATACCCGGAGGAGGCGGAGGTTCTTCGATTGCTTCAGTAAGTGCGCCAACCGCTCCAGTTATTCAACCAGTAACCACAAACACAACCGAACTCGGAGGAGCGGAACAAGCCCAACTTGCACCGATACAAGCCTATGTCGTAGAAACAGAAGTAACGGGCAACCAGAATAACGTAAACCAAATAGAATCACAAGCAACATTCGGAGGATGAACAAGCTACCAGTAATCTACTTAACAATTGACGAAGACCACGAAACTGGTCTTGATGCTATCTCTTTAGTTGACCATCCAGCCATTGAGCGTAATTGGATGGCGTTCAACAAGAAGCAGAAGTTTTCGCTAAATGACGAGAAGAGAATAATAAGCGGTTTTTGTATGACTGCCGACTATCCAATATACAGAAAGGACGAGGACGGGCGCGAGTACTACGTGGTTTTTGACTCGGATGCCATACGTAAGATAGCCTACAAGTTCATGAAGGAAGGCAAGACGAACGCGACCAATTTAGACCACTCAACAGATGTAGAGGGGGTGTTCATGTTTGAGTCATTCCTGATTGACGAAATGAAGCCAACGCCAAAAGGGTTCGATAAAGCACCAAACGGGTCTTGGTTCGTAAGCTACAAGGTCGATAACGATGAGGTTTGGGCGCAAGTAAAGGACGGCACTTTCAAAGGCTTTTCGGTCGAGGGGGTGTTCTCAGAATCTCGCCAAATGGACGTGGACAAAATGATTATCGAAGAGGTGGAGAAAGCACTCAGAGCATAGCCAAGTGGCACACCTTTCTTGAATTGCTATTTACTAAAAAAACACGCATGAACATTTCAGAACTTGTTGGGTCAAAATTGCCCGAAATCAAGAAACTACTTTTCAGCGAGACAACCGAAGAGGCTTTCGTTGATGCTAAACTTGTTGACGGTACTATCGTAAGAGTAGAACCAGCTTTGGAAATAGGCGCATCTGTTGCCGTTGTCGGTGAGGATGCTGAAGTAGTACCAGCTCCTGACGGAGAACACGAACTTGAGTCAGGTGAAATCGTAAGAACTGAAGGCGGTGTTATCGTTGAGATTCTTGAGCCTGAAGTAGAAGAGGAAGCTGGCGAGGAGAAAGAGGAAGAAATGGCTGCCGAGGAAGTTGCTGCATTTGACCCTGAGGCATTCAAGTTGGACATCATGGATTCTGTAGCTACGTTAATTCAGTCAGAAGTTGCCAAGTTTGCAAAGACTGAAAAAGTAAGCGACATAGAGAAAGCTGTTGGACTAATTACCGACATCGTTGAGAAGATGGCAGCTACTCCGAAAGAAGAGCCTTCAAAGAAGGTTGCCAACCCATTTAACAAAGGCATCGACTACACCGATATGGTTGAGAAGATGCGCGCAATAACAAAGAAATAAACCTATAAACACCTAATAAAATGGCATTTGATGTATCGGGCTTAACAGCCTACATTGAGGAGCAGAACTTTCCGCTCATCACCAAAGCAGTAACTGGAGGTCGTACAGCTTCACTTATGGAGAAGCAAGTAGGCGTAAAAGGAGCAACCAAAATTAACCTAATGGATGTTGACGTAAACTTCCAAGATGGTAGCGGTTGCGCTTTCAACGCTTCGGGAGACATCACTTTTACTCAGCGTGAGATTGACCCGGCTAAATTGAAATTGAACATGGAGTTCTGTCCGAAGACTTTGGAGGGTTACTACCTACGTTCACAGCTTCCAAGTGGGGCGCATTACGAGTCTATTCCTTTCGAGGAGCAGTTCGGTGCTTACCTTGTTGAGAAAATCCAGTCTGAGTTGGAGTTGATGATATGGCAATCTGACAGCACTTTGCCTTCAGGAAACCTTAGTTTCTTCGATGGTCTTATTGACGTTATCGGAGGTGGTTCTTACATCGATGCTAATACAACTGCATTCGGTTCGGGAACTCCACTTGCTACGGCATTGACTGCAAACAACATGGTTGAGGCTGTTCAGCGAGTTTATGAGGCGGCTGCTGCTGCAATCGTTGACAAGGCTGACGCAAAAATCTTTGTTGGTTACGATGCCTTCCGTTCGTTGGCTGTTGGTCTTCAAAGCGGTCTTGGAATCGTTACTGCTGGTGGTCAACTTCAGAACGCTGATAGTTCATTCGCTGACCTTACAATGATTCTTCCGGGTACTAACATCGAAGTAATCGCAGTTAACGGTTTGAGTGGGACTAACGATGTTTACTGCATGAGAACAAGCAATATGTTCTTGGGCGTTGACCTTGAGGAGGATGCTTCAAGAATCGAAGCGTGGTACTCGAAAGACGACAGAAAGTACAAGGTAGCTGTTGACTTGACACTTGGTGTTCAGGTTGCGTACCCTGATCAAATTTCTGCTGTAATTCTTTAATCTAATCGGGGCGGCTTTCGGGTCGCCCCTTCACTCTAAAAACTAAAAACATGGCATATACTGGATGCGCACTAACTACGGGTTTCGACCTTGATTGCCGCGATGCCGTAGGCGGAGTGAAGAGCGTTAGATTTGCGAACCTTGACGATTACATTGCATTAACTCCTGTTGTATCTGCTGGCGCGGTTACTTCAATCACAGGAACGCCTACCTTTTATAACTACGAGCAGTTGAAAGAAACTTCCTCTTTGACCGAAACCATCAACGGTAACAGTCAGAACGGAACGGTTTACTTTACTCCTGAGGTGGTTGTAGTGCTTTCAAAATTGGACGTAAACAAGCGTAACGAAATCAAGGTATTGGCTCAACAGCGTTTGGTGGCTATCGTAGAAACTAACGATGGTTCATATTGGGTCGTTGGTTACCAAAATGGTCTTGAGTTGAACGCTGGAACTTCTGCAACGGGAACAGCTTTCGCTGACCTTTCGGGTTACTCTTTGACCTTTAGCGGAATGGAAGCTGAGCAAATGCTTTCAATTGATGCCGCAGACGTTACTGCGATTACAAACTAATTCGTATCTTCACACTTTCTCTTTTTTCATTGTTCTGTTGAAAGGGGGTCGGCTAACGCTGACCCTTTTTTGTTTGGCACAATTTCGTCTTTTTGCTATTTAAAGAAAAACAAGCATGGCATCGACCGTAACACCAGCAACCGCAACGGTTCAAATAGTTGAATCTCTAACACTCGGAGGAGTGGACAGAGGCGGCACTCACACGCGCACCATTAACAATATCGCAGAGGCTGACCGTAGAGTTATGACCGTTGACTCAGCTAATGAGATAGACCTGATTGAGCTTAACACAAACAACGGACAAGGT